GCTATTAATACTTGTTCGAATGCACCAGTACCACCGTCATTTTTATAAACACTATAAACTAATATTTTACCAGTTGGTTCTTTAGTAGAATCATTTATAAATTTACTCATATTTTCAAATATATTAAACATTTTTGGAGAATAATTAATAAGATTATCTTTAAAATTATCTTTACTATGCATACCTTCATATAATTTATCATAATCTACACCTTTTTTATTATCTTGATTATATACAATATTACATGTTTTTCTAGTTCCTGTAAAATAATGGAATGAACTATCTTCATACATGCTCCCTCTTGACATTCTTTTAATACTTGCTTTTTGTTCCTCAGTATATTTAGATTCATATCTTGAAAATTGTTCATAGGACATATGACATGGAACAATATTTATCTTTTTAGTAATATTATAATCATCATATTTTAGATATTTAATAGTTGGTTCAATAATTTCAGGCATAAAAGCTATAGCAGATCTATCAATTGGATAATATGATGTTAAACCCATTAACATTCTTCTAAGAAGAACTTGTTTTCTAGGTTGTATATTATTATCTTCGTCAAAGAAATATTCCATGAAAGTACCATTATCAGATAAATCTATTTTATTATTACTATCATCATATAATTCAAATAATTTATGTTGTTTATTAAATATTAAATTTAAATCTGTATCGAAAACGTGTTGTTTACCATTTATTAAATAATTAATATCTTTTTTAGTTAATTTTTTAAAATCTTTTTGAGTAGGTGTGATTAAATCGGATTTACAGAATTTATGTAAACCAGCATATATTTGATCAATAAATTCTTCAAATGTATAATCATTATATTTAACAGTTTTTACATTACCATCATCATCTAATATATTAGCAAAATTACTTCTTATTTTAATAAATGATACTACTACTTTACCTTTCACTTTTTTAACATATAATTGTTCTACAGAAGATATACTATCATAAAATATTTCTTTGAGTCTTCTAGATATATCATCAACATCTCCATCTACTTTCATAGAGAAATCATATACATCTATTTTACCTTTCAACATATTGAATAAATAAGCAATTTCAGAGGGTTTATTAATAATAGGTGTTCCTGATAAAAATACGATTTTAACATCTTTACTATTGATGATCCAATTATAAAACAACTTAGCAGGTCCTTTATCATTTTTAATTTGACTTATAAAATTATGAACTTCATCGAATACTATAACTTCATTATTAAATGGTGAATCAATATTTTTTTTTTTATTTTCATTTAGTTTATTTATTAAATTTTCTATGATTAAAGTATTTCCTTTAGCTTCTTCTTTTTCATCTAATATATTATCATATAAATCACCATCTATATTTAATTCTCTGATTTGGTCTTTAGTGATCGACGGAAAAGGATTATAATGTATAAAATTATATTTATTATTTATCATAATATCAGTTTGTATTTCAAGTTGTTTCTTTTGGGTTTCTGTTAGGATAACAATTTTATTATCTGTTCGCTGTTTATTTTTATTTAATTTAAATTCACCATCTACTGTATATATAGTTTTATCAGAATCTTCAATTAAGTTAAGGTTTAAGAATAAACCTTCAAGTAAATCATTTGACGAATTTGATTCATCATCAGATATTTCATCTAAAATTTTGTTAATTTTTATCCAAGGTACCCATTTATTTATACCTTCAGATTTTACCTTTACATTATCACCTTTTGTATCTTTAACAACACCAATATGTTCTTTTCCTTTAGATTTATAAGATACATTCATTCCTTTTTTAAAAATATCTAATGTCAATTTTTTATCTTTTTTATGTAATTTACTTTCTTTTTTATTTATTAGATCTACTTTTCTATATATTACATCAATTGTATCTTTTATATTTTTTATATTGATATCATTAAATAACTGTTCTCTAATTTTATCATCTTTATTTATTTCTTCTAAAGTATAAAAAACCCAATTATTTGAATCTATATTAAAAGTATCAGTAGCAAATTTTTTTATTTCACTTATGAAATTACCTTTTAATGATGCAGGTAAAAAAGTATTTATTTTCATTGGTGCTAAACCTTCTACAGTAATTACTGATGTAGCTGTTTTACCTGTACCTAATCCATGATATACTAATAATCCTCTAAAGGGTGTTTCAAGCGCTAAATATCCTTTAACAAATAATTGATATGAATTTTTCACATTAGGATCATCGCGTTTCTCTACAATTTTATCATAAAATTCATTATTTATCCAATTTACATATGCTTTTCGTTGTTCTAAAATGTATTTATATTCTTCTTGAGTAGTTTTTTTATCTTTTTTTACTATATCTTTTTCTACTTTTTTACATTTACGATATATTATCTTCATTTTAGGTTTTTTTCCTAAATTTAATATGATACTTTTGTCTATCTTAAAATCTCCTAAATTTAATCTAGGTGGTAATTTAACAAATACATGATCAAATTGTTTGCATACATTATCTATAACTTCCAAGATAGTTAAATCACCCAACATAGGCATAGAAGGTTTATCATAATTATATGTTTCACCTTCTATTAACCACGGAGGATCCAAGAATATTATATCATTATGTTTTATAGATGGTAATATATCTTGATAATCTCCGTGGTAAGACTTAACTTTACCAGAAAAACTTGGTTTAAAGAGATCTTTAAATTTATAAGCAGTTTTAATATTACTTTTTAATAATTTAAAATTATCTTCGTCTAATTCGATAGCATCTACATTATAAAAATATTTACCGAATGATAAAGTATTTCCACCTATACATGCTGTAGCATCTGTAATAGATAATTTAGATAGTTTTTCATTAGTTTTTCTAATAGTTTGTTTTGTTTCTTTTAAAATGAAATGCGATATTTTTTCTGATAAACTATATTCAGTTGTACTAAATGACGATATATAATTAAATTTAAGACTATTTTTAATAGGTGTTTGATATTCTTTAAATTGTATATTAGATAGGATTAATATTTTTTCTAATTGTTTAATTATAGGATCTTTTACATCTTCATCTTTTAATTCTTTAATTTTTTGTGATAATGTTTCTAATGTCCATGTTTCTTTTAATAAAAAATCATAATTATCAGATTCACCTGTTTTTTCAGATTTATCTGATATGGCATCAGCCCAGTCCAAAATAGGTTTATCTGTTTTAGATTCTTTTTCTTCTTCTGATAATTCTTCTTCTTCTGATAATTCTTCTTCTTTTTCTTCTTTAGGAAAATAATTATCTAATTTTTTCTGTACTTCTTCTTTATCGTCTTTCCATACAGGATATTTATATGCCATGTCATATTTTCGTTGTCCCCTGATTATATCCCTAAATTTTTTGATCACTGAAGGTTCAATTGGTTTAATTATTTCATCTTTATATTTATAATTTTCTAGATCCTTCACTACTGCTTTGTTTAATAGTAATGGATTACCATTAAAGTATTTAAGTAATACTATATATACATCTTCGTTATCAATATTATTAAAATCAAAAAATTTTTTTTTTGCCTTTTGGCTCATTATTAATATATAATATATATAATATTAATTTAAAACATTATAATGTATTAAAGCATTTTTAGAAGCATTCTGTTGTGCTTTTTTTATACTTTTTCCTTCTCCACGTGATATAATTTTATCTTTAAACATTAAATCAATATAAAATAAGTTTTCATCAGAATTTATATCATAATTTTTGTTAATAACATATTTAGGATTTTCCTTAAAATTATGTTGTAAATATTTAATAATTTGATCTTTATAATTATTATTTTTTATAATAATATCTGTAAAATCAACATACTTTTCTATAATTTTAAGTAATATATCTTTTGTAATATCATAATTATTATCTAATATAATAGCACCTATAAATGCTTCAAATACATCTTCTAATATATTACTATTATTTCTACCGGGTATATTACAATTATCTTCTATATGTTTAGAAATAACTATAAATTTATTTAATCCAAGTTTCTTTGATAGTACCGCAAGACTTTCACCACATACTATACGATTCTTTAAATATGTTAAGAACCCTTCATTTTGATCATATATTAAACAAAACCTTTCATATAAATAATTAGATATAATACTTCCTAAAATTGAATCACCTAAAAATTCCATAGTTTCATAAGATGTTTCTTGAAGATCTAATGAATCATCTATATTATTAAAATCAGTATCTTTGTATAATTCTTTACAATAAGATTTATGTATAAAAGAAGTTTGGTATAAAAGAATATTATTAACTTTAAAACCATTAATATTTAATGTTTCCATAATATTAACAATATCAGTTTGAGTTATTAGTTTATTATTTAAATTATAAGGATTAGTTTTTTCCATAGTATATTATATATATATATTATTTCTTTATATATCAAATTTATAGAGTATTATTTCCTATAGAAGCATAACAATCTTCGCCAATTTCAAGGGGTGCTCTAGCAAGGTCAGGACCAATTGTTGTATTCAACCAGGGACTAACATTTACTTGAGGATTAGGAGGCTCAGATCTAACTTGTCTATTAGCATTTCTAAGACTTTGACCAACTGTATTAACACCAACTTGATAACCCGCCTCTAAGAAATTAACACCTTTAAGTATTCCTTCAGATATGGGATAATCTTTATTGAAGTTATTAATATTATCAGCATCTTTTTTAGGTAATAAATCTTTAGCAGCTAATGCGTCTTGAGGATAACATGATCTAGTAGGAGATTGAATACCACTTACAGCAGCGAATTGTTCATTTTCACCTAATGGTCTGGAAGCACCAACGCCTTGTTTATTAGCATTAGCATTAGTATTTCTGTTAGCATTAGCATTAGCATTAGTATTTCTGTTAGCATTAGCATTTCTGTTAGCATTGGCATTAGAATTTCTGTTAGCATTAGCATTAGTATTAGCATTATTTATAGGAGCTTGACCCTCAATTAAAGACATTACACCATTAGATTTAAAAACTAATAATGCTAATAATACAAAAATTAGTACACATCCGGCTATATTGCAAATTTTATCAACTGAAGGTAATTTCATTTTATATATATATATAATAAAAAAAATATAATGAAAATAATTAATTAATTATTTATTTATTTAATTTATTTAATTCATTTTTTAATTCCTCCATTTTTTTTTTTAAATCTTTTTCCTTTTCTTTCTTTAGTTTTTCCTCTTCAAGGGCATTATTTATTTCTTCATCGAATAAATCATCCATAGATCCATCCGAGTCATCATCGTCAATAATTGAATATTCACTTAATATGGTATATTCATTATTTACTAATTTTATTTGATTTACATAAAAATCTAAATGAAATTTTTCCTTTAATATTTTTATACCTTTAATATGTAATATCAATACAATATTATCATTTTCATTTAGTTCAGAATGTTCTATATCTTTTTTGTCATTATTAAATATTTTACATTGTAATTTTTCTTTAATATATGGAAATTTTATTCTTAATTTATCATTTTCTAAATCAATATTTTCATACATATGTTCAATAGCATCATATGGAATATCTTTTTTAAACCATTCCTCACAATGTTCAAATGTATATTTAATATTCTTATCTTCTAAATCATCTATAAATTTAGTAAATTGATCAGTAATACTTAATATTATATATTCCTTAGTTATTTCATCTATACTTAATATGGGTGTCTGTACATATAATAAACTATTATCATAA